AGAAACGAATCTCTAAGAAATGGGCGAAGAGATACGGATATATGTACTTCGACATTCAGAATGAGGGTGATGCCTATGTAGTCGATCAAAAGATATACATGACACTTCGTGATTATGAAAAACTGAGAGATGAATTAAAGTCAATTCCTAAACCGGACTGTAAATGTCTGAACTAAAAATATCGAGGAGAGAAAGAAATGATCTACAAAATAGACACGGGAAAGAAGCTGATCACTCAGAGATCACAGAAGCAGGATGACAACTTATCAGAGATCGAGAAGGAGCGGGAGATCATCCGGGGCATATCTGCACTAATCGTCGGGACAGCCAGAAAGCTCTACAAGACACATCGTGCACGCCGGGCCTTTATCAATCTCCTGGCAGAGGACGCTCAAGCTTCACTCGATAATACAGAGGAGGAATAGGATGACCGGTCAGCTGAGTATTTTTGACTATGAGAGGGTACCCGACTATAAGGAAACCGTATACTTCGGGGACGGATACGCAGAAACCAGGGAGTATGACGAGCCGGCCCTTCATATGTGGGATGACCTGATCGCAAGACACGGTATGATCATCGACTATAAAATACACAGATCTCCGTGCAGAACGGGAGAGGAGGGAAAACATGACCGGACTTGACGCTGTTCTCATCCTAAAGGAGTCCGCCTGCGAGGACTGTTACTACAGCAAGCCACGCGGCGGCCAGTGTCCTGAGGACTGCACTATCCTCGAGGCATATAAGACCGCTGTATACCATGTGACAATAGGAGGGAGAGATAAGAAATCTAAGGAGGATAGAATGAATGGAGATAAAGATCAACCCCTGCCCCAGGTGCGGGACTGAGGTAAAGCTTAATTGGATCGCGGGATGTGATAAGATCACGGCCCGTCGGATCCACCACCCCTACGGGGGCAAGAGGATGTGGTATATCCGGTGTGACTGCTGCGGGTATGAGCAGACGCAGCCTTCCACACTTACTAATGCGCGAGGTATGATCCGCGAGAAGACAACCCTTGCGGAGAAGTGGAACAATGCCAAGTCCGTATAAGTACATTCTGATGTGCGGCGGATCCTATAAGCAGTGGGCATTTCCCAGACACTTAACACGGATCCACGGCGAGACACTGATCTTACGCACCCTCCGACTGCTCCGGGAGTGTGGAGTAAGTGACGCAGCTGTCAGCACAAACAACACCGTTATAGAGGAGTACTGCCGCTCACTGGGTATCCCGGTAATCTGGTGCCCGGACAATGCCTGGGTAGTACATGAGCCAGGAGTTTCTACGGGGAGCTGGTGCGACTGCTTCGCACTTCCGGAGAAGTCGGATGTATGTTACCTCATGGGGGATGTGGTCTTCTCCCCGGAGGCGATCCGTATCATCGTAGGGACAGAGACAGAGGATATCGAGTTCTTTGCCAGCGCCCCGCCCTTTGCTCCGGAGTACAGCAAGTCCTACGCCGAGCCCTTCGCCTTTAAGGTCCACGATAACGAGCTCCTTAAGCGGGCGATCCGTACCACCCGGAAGTATCACAAGCTCAGCTGGTTTACCCGGCCGCCCCTTGCCTGGGAGTTCTGGCAGGTGGTACGCGGCACGGCCCTAAACCGGATCGAGTATAACTATACCGTCATAAATGACTATACCTGCGACATCGACGAGCCGGAGGATATCCATAAGTTTGAGGAGGTAATCCATGATTAGTGACAGAAGGAGGTAAGTAAGATGAGTATAAAATGCAGAGGCTGCGACCGGGAGTTTTTCCCCGGCATGACCGACGGGGAGCCTAACGGTGTCGGCTTCCAGCAGCAGGATGGCAGCATTATAAACTTGTGCCGTGACTGTATCCGCTCCCTGGGGGAGATGGACGAGGAAGCCCGCAGGAAGTTCTTTCGCAGCATACAGTAGGAGGTGAGCACATGGACCAGGAGAAACTTATACGGAGACTGCGGGAGCTGCAGATCAGCCCGACACATCACTGGGACAGTCACTATCAGCAGGGGGTTACGGACTCCCTCCGGATCGTACTTGAGGAGCTTGAGCCCCTCCCGCCGTGTCCGGACTGCGGCTGTGAGTGACCGAGTATAGTAGGATAGACTGCGGAAGGAGAAATAAGATAACATGAAACCAGTACACACAGTGAGATCCCTGCTCAGTAAGTATGAGCATGAGATCCAGAGTATCAAAAATAACATGGCCCACTATACGCGGTGGGGCGGCGGCCCGTACTGGAGCCACCGGCTAGCCACATATCAGCGCTTTGCTGAGGAGCTCCGGGCCATCATCGCAGAGGAGGAGAGACATGACGGAGATCAACCCTGAGAGCTTACTGGGCTTTGAGCACGGAGGATATGAGCTGCAAAACGGCCGCTGTATCGTCAGCGAGGAGCTGAGCTATAAAATGCTGATCCTTAAGGAAACCCACCCGGAAACGCCGTGGCAGGAAGACAGCACGGGCTACTCCTGGGACGAGGCCGGCATGGCTGACCTCTTCGCGAAGTGCTACAGCATGAACACCCGCTATTGCCCGGAGGTCAAGTCCTGGTACACCTACGAGGCCGGCCGCTGGGTTAAGGACTCCGGAGCGCTTCTTGTATCGCAGAAGATAAAGGAATTTGCCCGACTTATGGCCCTTTACTGCGGCGAGATCGTTGACGAGGATGTCCGTAAACACTATATGCAGTTTGTCTCACGCATGGGAGACCGGCGCTTCCGCGACCGGATCCGGAGCGACGCGGCAGACTGTATGCGTATAGAGGCATCGGAGTTTGACCGGAACCCTTACCTGATCAACTGCCTAAATGGCACCTTTAACTTAGAGACAATGGAGTTTTATGAGCATAAGGCCAGCGACTTCCTCACCATGCAGACAAACTTCACCTACGCCAACTGCCAGAGTGACGCGGTGCCTATCCCGCTCTGCCAGCGCTGGACGGAGTTTATCAGTGAGGTCACAGAAGGAGATCAGGACAAGGCCGAGTACCTGCAGAGGGCACTGGGTTACAGCCTTCTGGGTGAGAACCGTGAGGAGTGTATGTTCATCCTCCACGGCAAGACTACCCGTAACGGTAAGAGCACGCTGCTGGACGCAATTCAGCATATGCTCGGCAGCTATGCTACAGTGACACCCGTGGAGCTGATCTGCAAGAGCGGTAAGACAAGGACAGCAGATGACGCGACACCTACCCTTGCCCGCCTCCGGGCTAAGCGTTTTGTCACCATGGCAGAAAGCGAGACCAGCGGCCGCCTTGACGAGAGCGCAATCAAGCAGTACACCGGCGGCGAGGCCGTGACCGGCCGTGAGCTCTACCAGCTGCCTATCACCTTTAAGCCGCAGTTTACTATGTGGCTCAGCTGTAACGACCTTCCCGCCGTGAGAGATAAAAGTATCTTCGCCTCGGAGCGGATCCGCGTCATAGAGTTCAACCGTCACTTCTCCCAGAGTGAGCAGGACAAGGGACTTAAGAGCTATTTTGAGAGCGCAGAAGCTATGCCGGGGATCTTCTCCTGGCTGGTGGGCGGATGGCGTAAGTATCGTGAGCAGGGGCTTACCATGAGCAAGGCGCTCAGATCTGTTGTGGCACAGTATGAGAAGGATAACGACCTTGTGCTGCAGTTCCTGGAGGAGAAATGTGAGCAGGATCCGGAAGCTTCAACACGCGCCAAGAGCTTATATGAGAGCTATAAATTATGGTGCAGAAGCGGTGGATTCTTTATCTGCAGCATTAAGAAATTTGTCGCAGAACTACAGCAGCACCCGGAATGGTGCCTTGCAAAAACGATAGAACATGGGGCAGCTGTTATGAATGGGTTGAGATTGAAAACCAGCTGATCACCTCTTTTTGGGTAGGGAGGGTAGGCAAGGTAGGGTAATTTCCGAAAGTATTTTCAAAATATAGGTAATTTTAGGGTAGGAAAGGTAGGGAAATTCAATTTTCTATATAATTTATTCTATATACGCGCGTATATAAGTAAAAAGGTAGAAAAATAATGATTTGCCTACCCTCCCTACCCGGGAGGATGTTTCCGGCACAGTGCCGTTGACATAGAAAAATTTATAAGGAGGGCTCAAAAATGAGTGAAGAAAAAGTATTGTTTGATCCGGTAAGCTATGTGGACCGGTGGAAGATGGAGCATGAGAAAGTACCCACCCCCTCAGATGCAGAAATGGGTACCCCGGTAAATTCTCTCCAGGAAGAGAAACCGGCTGAGGAACCTATCATAGCCGAACCGGAGGAAGTAGCAGAAGAAGAGCAGAATGCAGAAAAGGAGAGTGATCAGAGTGTCAAGGACTCCCGGAGCAAAGGACAAAAGACCAAGAAGCGTTAAACCGACGGGGGAAGCTCGCGGCGCGACTCGTGATGTGGGCGAAGATCTCCCGGAAGGATATAACAGCAGACGGGTGAGGTTTATGATGGAGATCATGCCGAAGGAGCCGCTTGATCATAATGATGTGGCTGAGATGGAGAGGCGGTTTGCGAACTATCTTTTCCTGTGCGAGCAGTATGATATGAAGATCGGAAATCAGGCTGCATATCTGGCTATAGGGATTGATAAAGGTACCGTATGGGACTGGCTAAATCGCAGTTCGGCGAACCCCGCTCGTTCCGACTTTATCAAAAAAGTGCAGTACATTTGCGCCACTGCCCGCGAGGGAATGATGGAGGACGGCAAGATAAATCCGGTAGTTGGGATCTTCTGGCAGAAGAACTACGACGGGCTGAAGGATCAGCAGGAAGTTGTACTCACCCCGAACGCATCCGCCCTCGGAGAACAGAAAACTGCAGAAGCGCTCAGAGAAAAGTATATCGAGCAGACTTATGGGATGCTCGAGAAAGACGCAGAAAGCGCAGAAGGAGCAGAAACGCAGATCGAAAAATCCGATCCGCTTCCGGATGGATCAGCAACAGAGGAATAAAAGAAAAGCCTCAGGGTTAACCCCTGGGGCTTTTGTTATGGATCCATGGCGGATCCGGGACAAAAGAAGAACCCCGGCACGGTGGCCGGGGCTTTCTTATCGTGTGAACCATCTGCGCGGCTTCCAGTATTGGAGCAACCGGGCCCGCTCTGCGTCGTCAATCATGGGGATGTAGTAAAGACTGCTCGCGCCCGGTGTCATGTAATAGCCTTGTCCGTATCTCGGGAGCTTCTCGCAACCGGCAAACCCTAATATATTCCGGCTATCCTGGGCCGATCTGGTCCGAAGTCCCACCCGCGCATCAAAGTTAACTTTTATTGCGGTCGGGATGACTTCCCGCAGTGGGCATTGTGTAGCGGCTATAATATGCACTTCGGCCGCGCGTCCGATCTGGGCGAGGCGCTGCACCCGTGGCGCAACTTCCCTTTTTTGGGTGGTCATTAAGTCGGCTAATTCATCAATTACGACATAAACCGCGCCGCCCGTCCATTTTCTAACCCCATCCCGCTGCATGGCCTTGTAACGCGTTTCTGTGATCTGTAGGGCCATTTCCAGCGCCGGCACCATCTCGGCCGGTTCGCTCGCGTAGCTGATCACATGGGGAAGTTTTTTGTACTCGGACAGCTCCACCCGCTTCGGATCAATCAATATAAATTGTATTGCAGCGGGGCTCTGGTAAAGGGCTGTTGTTATTATGCCGTTAATGACTACAGACTTACCGGAACCGGT